CATCATGGTGTATTCCATGCCGTTTTCTTTTGCTAAAGCAATAGCTTCGTCCATCAGATCGCCGCACTCTAGATCAGGTGGCAGTTTGTATCCAGACTGCGATCCGTCGATCCATGTGATTAGTAAGATGGCAAGCAGTTTCATTCTGTTTTCTCCAGTTCAGCCAGCGTTGCGCGGGCGCGATTTCCGAAAGGGTCTTTATAGAAGACAGCATAGAACCGCAGCGCCTCCACCGCCTTGGCGAGTTTTATCCTCATTTGATCCGCGTCTTTTTCATAAGAACACTTGATTTCATCGGTAAGACGCACGAGAATTTGCAACTCTTCGATGCGGTCAACTGCGCAATCAGTTAGGTCAGTTTCTTCGGCAAGCAGCCGCTTGATCAGATCGTCACTCATTTCGTTTTCTCCCATTTGTTCCCCTTGTTCAGTTCTTCCAAGATCAGGTCGGCAACCACTACGGCTTGCGTTGGAATATGGCCCCAAGAAACTTCCGCAGATGCACACATACCCGCAGCAATCGTCCCCGCTAGCCACAGGCGTTTCATCTCGCGGCTGTTTTCTGCCAAAACTTCATCAGACCACAGCATTATTTACCCTCCATGTTCTGTTTGTAAACCAATGCCGCTGCACGAAACCGCTTCATGCCAGCGATGCTGTCGGTCAAGATCACCTTTCGCACATACTTCTCGCTTAGGCCCAGCGCACGGGCAGCGGCTGCTATCGACGGAAATGACAAGCCTTCGACTTCAACAGGCTTTCGCCTTGTATTGCCAAGGCCAAGCAATTCCATGCTGCCACGAAACAGCGCCGAATATACTGCGGCGTCTGTGACGTTCAGGCTTTGCGCTGCTTGCCTAACGCTGGGATAGGTAACACCTCTAACTTTAATTAGCATTCTTTGCCTCTGCTTTTTGCTCTGCATAGATGAAGTCAATGTGTTCTTCGACTTTATCCCACGCCTCTTGGATTGCGGGTGTGCCTTCGCTACGGATCGCTTTGCGAAGCGCGTTGATCTGGTTGAACATCTTGATGATGGTTCGGTTTCCGTAGCGGGCTGTCATTCGTCGCCATCATAAAAATCGGCTTCGTCGATGGCATAGAACGTCTTGCGTTTAATCATGCCGCCCCGCGCCATTTCCTGCATTTTGGCAATCACGCTCATCAACGGATAGTTGATGCTCTCAGCCACATCTTCGACGCTGGCCCGCCCGCCTTCGATCAGATCATCCAAGATCATCTTAGCCAAATCATCCTGCACCTGTGCTTGCTGCGATGGATCAATCCGAATGATGCGGATCGCCATCCAAGGCGTCTTTTCGGGATGCGTTGTATTTTCGATCAAGATGGCATGGAAGCGTTCACCAACCTGAATATCCAAGCTGGACGCAACTTTGGCTGGGATGAAAACGGATTGATTGCCGTCAACTGTCGCGGCAAAGGCCGTGTTCGTCTCCAGCCGATTGATAACCATAATTTCAGAGGTCTGCATTATCGTCTCCATTTGCCAGCGCGATTAGCGCGGCTTTGCGGGTTTCGGCCTGTTGGATTCTAAGCCGCAGAATGTCGATTTCCTCGCCGACCCATGCGATGCCCGCCTGTGACCCGTAGCGGGCCTGTAGGCGCACTATGTCGGCGCGGTGTAGGCTTATGACCTTATTCCAGTCGGCCACAGTGTAGCGGTCCTGCATGGCTTGATAGCTGGTTTCCATTACTGCCACCCGAAGCCATAGCCCAGAAACCACAGGCTAGGGATAAGGGCAAACAGGCACAAGCAGCCAATCAGGTCTTCAAGAAATTCACGCATTGGTTTTTCCTTTTGTTGAGGGTGTGCCAGCCCCGCAGGGCTGGTCATAGATGATTTAGGCTGCAAGGCCCCACACAATTTTGCACTTGCGGCGGCGCTTCGACGTAGCTACAGCAGTGTCGGCTTCAGCTTGCGTCTGAAATCTGACATCCCACAGAATTGAATCGCCTGTGGCGTATGTTTCAATAATTTCAATGCAACCATCGCGGTCAAGACGAAAGCCGTAGGTTATTGCTGGTTCGTTCATATTGTTTTCCTTTTGTTGGGGATGGTGGGGGCCGCAGCCCCCGTTTATTAGAAGAAGGATTCGCCAGTTTCTTCGCCCCATTGGCTGCGATGTGCCAGCATTTGCCCTGATCCATTATATGATCTGCCGCAGTTGCAATCATTTGACCAACTGTCAAAAAGTGTAAATTCTTGGCTGCAATCGCAGCGGATCACCTTAAATGTGCGAAGGCGTCCACTCCAGACTTCTTGAACTGTGCCGATTGTGCGTGTCATTTCGGGTTTTCCTTTTGTTGGGGTTGGTGGGGGCCGAAGCCCCCGTTCTGGGTTACTTTACTTTTACTGTGGTGCGCTGGTGAAGACACTGGATGTTGTAGCCGCCAGCCACGATTGTGGTGATTGTTACAAGCTGTCGATCAATGCAAAAAACGCCTTCATAGCCATCGCCCATGTGAAGAAGTATAAACGGCTTGATCTCAGTGATGCCAGCTTTTGTCAGCGCGTCGATGATCTTCGCATCGCGCTTTGCAATCGTGTTGTTGATATTCTTGGTCACGTTGCCAACCAGATCACCGAAAATCATGTTCTTCCAAGTTTTTCCACCAGCGGCGGCAAACACTGCTTCATAGTATGCCCATTCGCCAATCTGGCGGCGCTTTGGCGAAAGTTCTGCAATCACAGCCTTTGTATCTTCCAAGCGGGCTTGCGCCCAAGCAAGTTGGCGCGACAGCATTTGAGCGTTTAGGTCGGCGAAGGCATCAGTGATGATTTCTTGCATGGTCATTGGTTCGTTCCTTGTTTGCTTGTTGGTGACCCCAAGTTATGCGCGAACGCAACAGTATGCAAGCGAAAAATCGCCACTTGACACAACTAATTTTCGCCATCATTCTGCCGAACAGAAAGGAGATCACAATGAACTTACCCACACACGCATTGCTGGCTGGCTGGATCAAAAGCCGTGGCATGAAAGCTGGCGCATTTGGGGCTTTGGTTCCAGTGTCAAAAGACGTAATCAGTCACATTATTAATGGTCACAGAATGCCAAAGCCAGATGTGGCAGAAAAGATAGAATGGCTAACGGATGGAGACATTAAAGCACATCAATGGTTAAAGACATGATAAAAATTGTGACCTTGACGCAAATACCTATGCCGCATGAGCGCAGAACGGCCCGTGCCGTTTATCGCATTTATGATGCTGATGATTTATTGCTCTACGTTGGTATGTCGATTCAACCAAGCCAACGTATCCATGACCATTCTGTAAAGGAGTGGTTTGTTAGTGCGGATAAGGTGAAGATTTGTTGGCATAAGACAAAAGAATCTGCCCTGAATGCCGAAGCAATCAGCATCATTACGGGCAAGCCAAAGTTTAACAAGGCTTATTCGCTAAACAGGGTGATAGATGTTTTTCTTCCGATAGTATCGGTGAAAATACTTCGTGTTGGTAAACCAAAAGCCAAATCCTTGGGGCTACAGGATATGAAAGGAACACCCATGATCTATACTGTCGATGAACTAAAAAAGATCATCCCAAATCAGATTGCCGATGCTGCGCGGTTCTGCGGCATGAGTTATTCGACGATGTGGCGGATTTTCAACGACAACCAAGACCCAAAGGAAAGCACGTTGATCGCCCTGACAAAATATGTGGAGAAATTTAATGAACCGCTCTGAAATTTTGGACACGGCTAAGGAATACGTCACCCAAGATCGTGCTGCCCAGCACGGCGATGCCGAACGCAACTTTGGCCTGATCGCCACATACTGGTCGGCCCATCTGGATACCGATGTGTCGGTCACCGATGTCGCCGTCATGATGACCCTCTTGAAATTGGCCCGTATCAAGTCAAACCCTGACAACATGGATTCGTGGATCGACGGCTGCGGTTATCTGGCTTGCGGCGGCGAGATAGCATGGGGTGATGTATGACCCGCCTGATAGGCATAGACCTTGGTAAGCAGGGCGCATTCGCGGTTATTGATGATTACGAAGGCGCGTTGTCGGTGAAGACGCACGATATGCCAGCGACACTGGACGCCAAGCGGCAACTCATTAGCGACATTGGTGTCGTAAAGTGTGCATGGGTTGAAAGGCCGTTTTTCCCACGCATGATCGGAATCAAGAATGCTGTGACCATTGCCAAGGCATATGGCGAACTAAAGGCTTGCCTGTTTTTCGCGGGCATCCCGACCTTTGAAGTCGATCCGTCAACATGGAAAAAATCCATGCACCTGACCAGCGACAAGAACGCCAGCCGTGCGCTGGCAAGCCAATACTTTCCCGATTGCTCAGACCAATGGGCGCGGGTGAAGGATGACGGAAGGGCCGAAGCGGCTCTAATTGCATATTATGGATGGGGGAAGAAATGAGACTTGATATGACCAACGAGGAATACCATGCACGGGTTGAAATCAGTAGCAGCGATGTTAAAGCCGTTGCGTTGAAGTCGTTGCTGCACTGGAAAAACAAGGTTTACAAATCCAGCACAGCCTTCGACCTTGGCACAGCGGTTCACTCTATGTTGCTGGAACCTGACAAGGATTTGGTAATGCGCGGGCCAGAAGACCGCCGTGGCAACCGCTGGAAGGAAATGAAGCTGGCGGCTGACATCGACGGCAAGACACTGTTAACCGAAAGCGACTTCGATC